CCCAGTCACGATCCCGCGCTGTCATCGCACGGGTCAACCGTCCGCTGTGTCACACCGTCCACGTCAATCGTGCAAACAGGATCGGGATCAGGCGGAGGCGGCGGAGGCGGCGAGCCGGTCAAACCCGGATCATACAGGAATGGGCCGTTATCCGCGTCGTGGCTCAGCACCATGTAGCCATCCGAGGCGCGGTAATGGAAATCCGAGAAAATGCCCGAGTTGCCGCTTGGCCGCTCAGGGTAGGTGCCGCTCGGAAACTCATCGAACACGGAGGCATGCGCGGTGGTGTCGGAAGTCTTGTCCAGCCGCCACACGATATGATCCCCGGTGGTGCCCAGCACGCAAGCACAGTCGGGGTTATAGGCCCAACCCATGCTGTTCAGCGCGAAATTCTCGTTGCTGGTCGGCGGCTCAGGGTCGTGCGTCACCGTCAGGTTGGTGCGTGTCGCCGTAAGACCGTCAGCCGAAATTGTCACGCGAGCAATGTGGCTGCCGCTGTGGGCGTACCAGAAAGCACCGTCAGCGTCGTGCCAGTACATATGGCCGAAGCGGTTCATGCCGCCCGACGCGGATACGCTCAGGACGATGGTTTCGTTCGTCACCGGGTTGACACGAGTCACGCCATTGGACGACATGGTAAACACCCAGCCGGGGAAGTCGGGGTGCTGCTCAACCTTCAAATTGTCGGCATCGCCCATGTCCACGCCGCTGCCGTTGTCATGGCGCAGTGAGCCATCCCATGTGTTGGTCAGGAGATCGAATTTCCACAGGTGGCAGTTGGGCGGTTTGGGGAAGCCGATGGACGAATAAGCACCCTTCGCTGCGCCGTACCCACCGAACACGATCCAATCGCCAACCTGCGTCGGGCTGTCGTAAGTGTGGCACGCGGGCATGGTGTCGTAGAGGCCGTCATCGTCGTGGTCATAACGGGGCGTATCGCCATTCGGCAAGATCGGCTCATCGCGGTACAGCACCGGGTCGGATAGCCGCTCCCAGGTGTGGGCGGTGGTGTCGAAGAAATGCACCCCGTTCCCGGCCCAGGCGTTATGTCCGCCGCCGAAGTGAAGCACACCTTCTCGCCCATCGGGCAGCGTGACGAGCGTGCCGGACGAATACGCCTCGATCACGCCCCAGGGTTTCGGCCCCAGGTTGAGGTCCGACTTCATCGGCTCGGTCACGGCGGACGCACCTTGCATGAAAGGCGAGTTTAGGTCGTACCATGTGCCCGCCTGCGCACCCGCGTATATAAAAAGAGAAGCTACAGCAACAGCCAGTGATTTGATCACGCGCTACCTTCCATTGGTTTCACGCCGATAATCTCGCCCTCGGCGTTTCTCACGACTTGTTTCGGCTTGGCAAGATCCTGAATGGCCTGCGCCATCTCGCCAATCGCATTTTCCATTTTGCGGCCAAGCTCGCCAACGTCCTTGCCAATCTCTTGAACGGTGTCCGCCGCTTGCGTGACCGCACCGGCAGTTTGCGCGCTTGATTCGCTGGACGCCCGGTTTTCGCTTGCCACAATCGCATTGCTCTGCGCTGCCTGATCGTTGGCCTCGCGCTTGACTTCGGCATTGACCTGGATTTCCGCCGCTTTCAGTTGGGCCTTCGCGTCGGCCTCCCGCACCATGGCACCGATCTTGGCTTCCGCCATCTCGCGTTCCAGGGCCATTTTCTGCTGGGCCTCGGCAATCTTGAGGTCCATTTCCTTGACCGCCAGTTGCATGTCGGTCTGGATTTCCAGCACCTTGGCCTGCGATTCCTGCTTGGCAAGCTCGATCTTGTTGGCAGTCTCCTGGGCCTTGATCTGACTGTCGGCCTGCTTGGCCTGCATGTCCAGTTGCCTGAACTGGCCCTCCATCTTGAGCTTTTCCATCTCAGGATCGGGGCGGGGCGGAACTTGAATCCGCTGCGCCACCTCCGGCTCGTTAAAATAACTCTCGACGCCCTTGAAGCCGATGGCGGGCAAGACCTGTTTCAGTGCGTTGTAAACGTGATTGTACTGCACGTAAGGGCCGTTCATGCCACCCTGCGCCGTCACAAACTTCTCTTGCACTGACAAGAGGTTGGAGGCGTTTTGCGCTTTCTGTTCCTGCGTCCCGTAGCCAAGGCCCACCGCCAGGGTGAAATCCATTTCGGCATTCCAGGAACGCGGGTCCATTTCCACGTATTCGCCCCTGAGCCGGATCACGCGCGGACGGTCCTGTCTTTCCACCACCAGCGCCAGGATTTTCCTGAACGCCTGCCGGTAGCCGTGGCTGATCGTCCGGGCCATCAAGAGAATGCGCTTTTGCGCGCGGCCCATGACCAGATTGATCCCCGCTGCCGTGTCGTGCAGCTTGCTCGGGTCCAACCCTTGATTCTGCTGCGGCACCCCGGTCCGGCCCTCTCTCACGCCGTCCATATAGGTCAGCATGTTGAGGGCATATGGCCCCATCGAAGGCGTCACCAGCGGAAAGACGTGCTCACCTGCGGCGCCGTCCGTATCCACCCGCACCGCACCACCTGGGCGCATGGTCAGATAGTCGTCCAGGTTGACTTTCCGCGAAATCGCGTGCCGCGCGTTGTTCTGCTGGTACTGGTTGTCCAGCCATTGCCTGACAATGGTGGACTTGATCAGTTGCAGGTCCATGACCAGATCGGCCTGGCTGCGGCCCCAGAACTTGTGCGGCATGCGAATAGGCGTGATTGCCGCGAAGGGGTGGTCCGGGACTTCCGTGACTTGCTTGCCCGATCCCGGATCGGTCAGAAACTTCAGGCCCGGCCCCGCCGCGTGGATACACAACATCTCCGCGATGCCGTCACCGTCGTAATCGGCCTTCACGTAGCATTCGTAAACCCAGATATCCCGCGTGGTCCGGTCCAGGCTGTCGTCGTCGTAAGGCCATTCGTCGTCCTGATTAAACCGCGCCTGCCTCTCTTCGGTGTGCTCGTTCGCGTCGCCCGCAGGCACGTCGTCAAGCTCTTCAGGGTCGAAACCCCGCTCGATCATCTCGGACGGCGTGGTCTTGTAGTAGTGGCAGGTAAAATTCGCATCGTCCAGCGAGGTTGCCCTGCGGTCGATCAGAAATTCCTCCGGGGCAACCACGTCTATTTTCACCCGCCCGTGCATGCGTGAGCGGATAATTTCCAGGTCGTACAGCAGGTTCTCGTCCTGTTCCTGCGCGACGATCTCGACTTCCGGATCGTTGATCAGCTCCTGCAGGGCGAGGTCGTTAACGTTCTCAAAGACGTGCTTGGTTTGCTTTTCGCTCTCTTCCCAGGTAATCTTCCAGACACCCATTTTCTGCAACAACGCATCTTTGAGGGCATCATGGGAATTCCCGTAGCCGTCGTTATCCACATTCCAGATGTGGTTGACATAGTGGGTCGCCTGTTCGGCCTGGGCCTCTTCTAACTCGCGCGCCTGGATGTCAGCTTCACCGGTCGGGGTGAACCGCCCGATCTCATCGCCGCCTGCGAAAATCTCCACCAGGTCCGGCATCATGCCTTCAATGGTGTCCTGCACCTCGGTCGAGACGAACTGCGAGCGGCCTTCGATTTCGTTTCCGAACGGCTCGCCGTAGTAGTATTCGAGCGCGCGGGCGCGGTCCTGGGCCGTCTCGCCGCCAACGTAACCCACGGACGTGTGGACTTCGTTGTCGATGATGCTTTGCAGGCGGTGCTGGTCCATCGGACCTTCTTTGCCGCGTCGGTGGGCTACAGCCATAAAACGATCATTCCAGCACTAAACAGAAGGGCGCCCAGCACAGGCGCCCAACAATCTTCGCTATGAAACACGGAATCAGGCAGCGACCGCCTGGTTTTGCTCGTCGGCCTGCTGCTCGGCGACCTCGCGCGATTCAAACGGCCCCGAGACGTTATTGCCGGTCAGCACGTCGATCACGAACCAGTTGCCGAAACCCTTGTGCTTGGCACGAAACTGAGGCCCGCCGTTCGCCACAATCGCTTCATCCCGGCTCCGCTCCTGCGCGGGCGAGAGGTTTTGCACACCAAGCTTGGCCTCCAGAGCCGCGATACGCCGCTCCAGCCGTGCCAGATCCCTCGTCAGGCGCATGCTCATTCGGGTGCCTCTTCGTTCGCTGCGATCATCGCTTCGGCAATCTCGTCCTGCTTGGGCACCTTGCGTTTAGCCTTGCAGACCTCCAGGGTCGCGATTCCGGTGCCCCGGTCCAGGCTGATATCGGCCTCGCACTCACGGTAAGTCTTGCCGCCGATCTTGACTTCCAGCGCCCGCATTTGCTGAAAGCAGGTAGTGATCTCGGCCCAAGGGCTGAGCTTGTCCAGCTTGAATTTCATCCTACACCCACGGTGACATTGACATTGATTGGTCCGGATATTCTAGTGGCTTGTTCCACTTCGGATCGGCGTTTCTCGGCAGCTCGGCAAAGGTCAGGATGAACGCGTCTGCCAGATTAGGGGATCGAAGCCCACGGCGCCGCATGTCGTCCTTGCTCTCGACCTTGATCTTGCCGGTCGAGGTCATCTCGTACTTGACCCCGCTCAACTCCTTGATCAGCTTATCGTCTTCCGGTATCGAGCAGGTCATATCCTGGAACCACTCTCTGGCCCGCCACCAGATTTCGTCCCGTCTGCGCATGTAACTCTCGCCGATGCTCTTGGTTTCCGCAACGTTGACCTCCCGGACCGGATAGCCCAGCTCCCGCAGCCGGTCGTTCACCCCCGCACCGACGCCAATCGCGTCCACGAAGATCTTCTCAGGCTTGCGCTTCGCCGTCTCGTACTCAAACGCGATCAGGCCCGCCAGCTGCATATTGTCTTTCTTCAGCCAGGACTTGACCGGCTCGACCAGCTTATTGCCCCGACGCTTGGCAAGGGCTGAAAGGTCGTCGCCGAAACGCGCCACGTCAACACCCCAGACCTCTTCGCCGTGGCCTTTCACGTCCCGCTTAACCGCGTCCTCAAGCATCCAAAGCGGAATAACCGCGTCGTCTTCGGTATCCGGGAACTCCCCCAGCACCCGGACCCGGTAGGCGTTAGAATCCTTTCCGTACTTCGCCTCAAATTCCGCTGCCATCTTGTCAATGGCGAACTCTCTGGTCCCGTCCGGCTTAACCGTAACGTTGTGCGGCGCCTCGCGCACCTCGAAAGAGCTGACCTTCCGGGTCCACCACTGGTCCCGGTTTTCCTTGAACGCCCGGTGGAAGTCGTTACCAAGCCGGGTCGGGTTGCCGCACAGCACCCACTTGGAATTGCCCGTCGTCATGGTGCCCTGCAGCAGCTCGTAGATTGCAGGGTCGATACCCGACGCCTCATCCATGATCGTGAGCTGATTGGCCGAGTGAAACCCCTGCATGCTCTCAGGGCTTTCCTTCCGGGCCGTCCGCGCTGCCGCAAACGTATCCTTCGGACTGGCGGTGTTCACCACCTTGTCCGACGACATTTCGTAAATCCCGCGCAGCCCCTCCGGCATCCGCGCAAGCCAGGTGTGCATCTCCGACCAGATCACGTCCGATAGCTGCGGCTGCGTATTCGCCGTCACCAAGCACTTGGAAGGGACGTGCGTGCCCACATGCCACAGGATCAGCCAAGCCTCGAACGTGGACTTCCCAACCCCGTGTCCACTTCGGACCGCCAGCCGGTCCTCACTCTCCAGCGCAATCAGTGCTTCGGCCTGCCAGTCAACCGGCTCGGCCTGCAACACCTCGCGCACAAACTGGATCGGGTGCAGCCGCCACCTCAGAAACGTCTCCTGAAGCTGCTTCTGCTGACTAGCCTTGCTCACCCTCTTCCTTGGCTTTCTTCTGCTCGGCCAGAATCTCTTCCATTTCCTTTTTCGTCACCCACCGGGCATTATCCGTCCGCCTGGGCAACCTCGGATAGTGCCGTTCCTTGCCGCGCTTGCTGAAAACTGTCTCACCCATGGGAGTATCTCCATACGTACCCCTGGTCCCGGTCAAAGCCGTTTTCAAGCAGCTCAATCTCGCCGTTGTTCAGCATGAAGAAAATCGCGGCGGCAACCACACTAAAACCACAACCGGTTTCGTCCATAACCCGCTCGGCCAGCTCGTCAAATTCCCAAATTAGCGGCGCCCTCAGCATCGTCACCCTCCAAGATACTTGCGCGCCCGAACACCCTCGCGCGGGCGGTTGATAAAACTGTCGTAAACCACGTCCGGCTCCAACCCCGCGTACTCGCACACCAACTTGAAATCAGCCGACCGAGGCCGCTTCCACCAGTCAATCGCCTCCAGCCGCGCCAGGCGCTCCTGCGCCGTGTATTCCCCTCGCTTGCCGCTCGGCCCCTTCGTCACAGGCCGGGCAGGACGCTCCGCATCCGCCATCGCCTGCAAAATAACCGCCCGCCACAAGGCCAGCTCAGGTGAGTGCATTCGCCCTAGCCCCCCCTGCGCCGTTCCTCCGCCATCCGGCTCACGATTTCATCTCGCATCCTGCGTTCCGACGACTCGCACCCCAAAACCCAATCAACGTGCTGCTCGGCAATAAAATACAAATCGTTAAGCGATATACCCGGATCCGCGTCCCGGCTCGCCATCTCCAAACAACGAAGCCTCAACTCAAACGCATCCATGCCCTCAACCTCCATAAATCACGAGACAAAGAGGAAACAGCCACGCCGCCCCAAAACCTCCAAATACAACCTATAAGTTGTGTCAGGCCGTGATTCCCAGCACTTTGGCCCGACTTTCTCTACCTGCGCGTGCACCTAGTCCAGCCGGGCAAGCAGAAAACACCCAACCGCCATCACCGCGCAGAGCAAAGCCGCCAGGATCAACCAGTTCATACCCCAACCCGTACCACACCTAACTGCCTAAGGCAATAAGGTTTGTACGGCCCTGAGAGCGTCGCTGAGCAACATTTGCTGCTACGGGTACTCTGGGGTGGGGAAGCCCTGAAATCGCGCTGTGCGAGGCTGCTACGGGCTGCTTTGCTGCAAAACCGCGTCGCCCAAGATTATGGAAAATTTTTTTGGACGGGGTGGGTTCGTTTGGAATTGCGCGGGTGTGGGGGTATGGCACCAACTCCGCAGCCAAATGGGACCCACGCGGCCCCGGCCCGCCCAAATCAGCTAAGTGCCTGACATACCAGGCATATCGCATTTCACAGCCAATCGCTGTGTATCATAACATGTATTATGGTAAATTTATGTGCCAATGATATCAAGCACATAGCCAATTATGGCCTGATTAGCCCTGCTTTGTTTCCTGTGGTTCATGCTCGATCG